TGCTAAACGATAGACCACTAGGTGGTCACTGCTCGCGCAGGTGTCGACGGAAACCGCCGACTAAGTCAGTGTAGGAACTTACCTACGTTGATACAATGCGCCCCAGCGCCTAGGATGACATTCAACGATTTCTCGTTTTGTTATCCAACGGCTAGCAGGAGCAGAAGCATCGATCTGGGGTTCGGGGAATCGCTCGTGCAACTCCACCTCTCTCCAAACTGCCTTAAACCGATAACGATGGTCAGTCGAGGTAAGGTCAGGCAAAGCGTCGCGTTCAACCGCGAGAGGCACATCGGGGCAAACCTTTGACCCCATGTCTTTTTGCATCGCTCCTAAGAAGGCAACCGGGTGAGTAATCTCCTGGCTAACCGAACCTGGGACCATCGTATACGATGGCGCAAGCGTTGGCTTACCAAAAGCTCTCCCGCATACCGGGGAGTCGACCGCTATAGTTGGCAACCGAGTAGTCCATGCATCTTCAATGATGCTATAGTAATACTCGCGGAGTAACGGGAAACCTTGAAGCTCGCGGCAATGCCGTTCGAGTAATATCAAGAAGTTTAACGTCGTCCGTGGGTAGCGGAGCCGATCAGGGGATACTATCCCCTTGGCCCCAATCAACTTACAATTTGCCAACTTAAGTCTTATCGGAACCACGTCATATCCTAGGAGGTAATCACCCCCACAGGATTCACGGAAAGGTCCGTGAACGAATGATTTCGATTCGTTAACCTTAAGGCCTGATTTCGCCAAGGCGTTCTTAGCCGAATCGGCTAGATGGGTAGGAACGATCACGTCGTCCCCGTAGACATAAACCTGGTTTTTATATTCCAGACCTACCTCTGCGAGGATCGATGCATATATCGTTAACGCCATGACAGGGAAAGTATAGCCGGAACCCATCCCAGCTAGACTACCTAATTTGACAACACCGACTCCAGCCACTTCGACAGAGTCAGACCTAAAAAGTCTGATATGTTTGATGATGGCTGTACAATCGAGAAGATTGTCAATAAAAGTGCAACTAACGCGATCCGATGCGTCTTTAAGGTCCAAAGTAGCCAGAGAGCCTGTCTGCGACGCCTGTCGCGCCAGAGCCTTGAACTTATCTTGGACAGTAAACTGTATTTGGCCATTGCTTTTTTGTTGCAGGTAGTTGCGGAACATATGGTGGAAAGCCATCTGAAACTCAATAGTCTCATACGGCTCAACCGTAATCTTCCGCGGTCCCCTAGAGTCCTTGTTGACGAAAGTCAGCTTCGAGACCCTGTAGTGCCCTGCTTTAGTTCCCGGTTCAACCCGACTGACCCTTAGCATAGGGTCGTTAGACAGGTTGCTGTCGACGATTGCAATTCGCTGTTTAACAGATAGTTGCCGTCGGAGACGGAAAAACCCACTAAAAGCTTCTAAATCACGAGGGTAGGTACCAAGAGAAAGGAGCTTACGCTCCGCTAGTGGAAGACTTTCGTCCCCAGCTAAGTTCCTGGAAGTACCCGGTGATCCGCACCTGCCAACTCCCATATGGGGATTGATGCAGGCGTCTTTCGGGAAAAACCATTCCAACCCGTGTTTGAATGGTTCAGGGAACAGTTTAGCAATAACTTTGCGAACACGCCGTACCCAACCTGGGTGCGCCGAGAAACGAGCGACTTCTGCGTTTAATCCTATGAATTCTTTCGTGGATAACGCGAGTTGCTCGTCAGACGGTGGCAGAGCCAGCTTATACAGATATTCGCAAAACTGGCGTAGTTTGTAAAGCGCAAGAGCTTTTTCATCGCCAGGACAGTCCGGATCAAAAAATCGAGTTATGAAAGCGAACCCGATTTGGGGGATGCTGCCAAGGTTGGACTTACGCAACTTAAAGCCGTATATTCCTGCATCGTGTAGGGGCACCCAGTGTCCTTTCTCGATACAAGTCAAAACGTGCTTACTGAGCTGAGGTAAGATCTTGGTCACGAACGGAATGCCTTCGTGGCATGTCCGTGATACAATTTCTCGACGTTCAACTCGTGGGACCCCCAGGTCCCGGCATAGCAACTGGATGGTGGTGATTACGTTAAGGCCAATTGGCTTTTCCGCAGTACAATCCATTCTGAGACCTCTCCCTTCTGGACGAGGCCATTGCTAGGCGGTGCATACAAGACTCATAGGAGCTGTATGGGCTACTGGCCACCACGCAAAATATACTCCAGGTTCCCGGCTTGATCCAATAGATACTTGACCTCCGTAATAGAGGTACGTAACTCACTGGGCAGACCGAAATCGGGTAGCATTGCAGTGATGGCGAGAGAAATCGCGTCGCGCCGTGTAGGCTGACCTTCCTGGACATCTTCCAGGTCTTTACGATAGGTCATCTGAAGGCGAAAACGCGAAAGCCCTCCATTCTTTACTCGGGCGCCTGGCTTGACCGCGACAGTTGTCACGGGCGAAAGCAATGTGGCTCCCGGTACGATGTAGTATCCATCGCGCACCTCAGAGAGGGTGATGGTGTCTGAAAGCTTCTTTACTGGAAGCATAAGTGAAGTCCTTATTGAGGATGGAATCTTGTGCGAATGGCCCACCAACTATGGAGTTGCGAGCGTGAATACTGAGGCCTAGGAAGAGCGAGCACCTATACCAGGTACCCGGTCCTTCCCGAACCAGATCATATTCAGCAGCTCACGAAAAGTGGGTAATTCCCAATCGACCTTTGAATTGAAATCAATGTCGATCACTGAATCTACGTGACGTCTCGTGTAGTACTTAGTTACCGTCCCCATTTCGTATGGGAGCGTTGAAACTGGGTAATGATACGATTGTGTAGTGTAGACAGTATCAGTGACAGCCAAACTGCCTAAAAAAGGTACAGTTCTCACCCAGCCTGATGGGCGGAGTGAGTCAAGGAAGTCACCGATGGGAATAAGGTAATCTAGCATGAACGACAATGGGATAAGATCCCATAATACATTAGCATCTAGATGCAGACCAAAATTGTCCAAGGCGACTTGAGGTATCATGCCTTTGAGGTTAATAACCCCAGATTGCACGAATTGCCCGTAGATTCGCTTGGAACGATGGGATGCCGTTACATAGGTTTCCCCCGGCGGGAGTTCAACTCTCATGCCGACACGCTGCATCAACTTTTGGTCAATCAGCTTCGACATTCTATTGAACCCATCCATCATGTTGCCGAGATCGGCAAGAAACGGAGCCCAACCATAGGTATATTCTTCAACATTGAAGAACTTCCATGCGATGCGCCCTAGAATCATCATGATGGTCTCGTCTAACTCTGCGAGGAACTGCGTTATACCAAATTTACTCGAGGAGAGTAACATCTCCCACGGTACCCGAGGATTGATGCTGATAGGTATCGGCATCGTAATCGGGAAATTGGTAAACGTAACATAGACCTTGTATTGTTGGTCGTAGATTGTTCCATTGCAAGGGCTTAGAACCTTATAGTGGTCGACGTCGCACGGGTTATACCCACCTCGGTTATTCTTAACTGAGGAATATACGCGTCTTTCCACCATGTGTTCCACCGGCCAGCGACCCGGAAACTCAGCTAAAACTTTGAGTTTCGAATCGCGGACTTGGACGAGGTACTGTCCCCTTTGCAATCGTGATCTGGTGCGATTGAGTTCCATAGATTTTACAGACTGTTAGAGGGTGATGAGTCCCCTAAGCAGATGCACCACGTCGAGGACGACGCAAGTTCAGGACACATTAGGAGCAGGCTATTTCGCCGTAATCTCTT